CCAAGCGCACTCCGGGTCATGCGACTAAGAGTCATATTGTGGTTGCTAAAGAAGGTGACCAAGTGAAGACTATTCGTTTCGGACAGCAGGGAGTTAAGACCAATCAGACGGCTGGTCAACGTGAGGCGTTTAAAAGTCGTCACGCGAAGAACATTGCTAAGGGTAAGATGAGCGCGGCATACTGGGCTGACAAAGCGAAGTGGAGTCCAAGCAAAACTGCATCACCTAGTAAGAAGTGGATTAAAGGATGATAATAATAAAAAGACATAAAGGGATAGGTGACACTGTCGCTGCGATCACCAAAGCAACAGGCATCGCCGCATTAGTCAATGCGGCAACTGAGGACTGCGGATGTGATAAAAGAAAAGAGGACTGGAATAATCCAGACCTATTAGTAAATAGAATATTTTATGGGACAAAGCAAGACGTCGAAGTATTACGCGAGCCATCCGAAGGCAGCGGAGAAGCGTAGAGAATATCAGCGTGAACTTAACTCCACGGAGGAGCGTAAGTCATATCGGGCGGCCCATCAGAAGGCACGTCGTAAAGCTGGTATTGATGGCAAGGGAGGTCCCGACATGAGTTCCACAAAAAGTGGTAAATTTGTAAAAGAAAAAGTAAGTATTAATCGTGCGCGTAATGGCGCGAACGGTAAGTCAACAAAAAAAATATAAAAGATGGCAAATCAAAAATTACAAGTCGCTAGAGCGGCAGCTGTTACACCAAGTAACACTGTTGACATTCCTTACGTTGGTGGCGGTGACATTAAATGGGATTGTGTTCTATATGTAGGCGGAGCAGGAAACTTGAGAGTTCTAACGGCTGGTGAAGACGATGTAACGTTCTTCAATGTGGCTGCTGGATCATTCATTCCGGTACAGGTAAAGAGAGTATTCGCTACAAGCACTACAGCGACGAACATTGTAGCCCTTTGGTAAGATGATAGGCATATCGATTGTCAATTCTTTAGGTGTAAACATAACAGGACTTAATCCTGCTACTAGATCATTTGTATCTACAGCCGGTATTACAAATCCAGTTCAAGTTTCTGCTATTAATAATTTAATTAATGGCCTTCAAGCTGATGGAATATGGCCAAAAATGAAAGCTATCTATCCATTTGTTACAGACAACAGAAACTTGCTAGGTTATACTGAAGATTTTAGTAATGTTTCCGGTTGGGGTGGTTTAAATATGCCTAGAACTTCAAATACTACACTTGCTCCAAATAATACTTTGACTGCTGATACTATTACGACTTCTGCTAATTCTAATAATGCAATATATCCTCAAACTCCTTTTATTAGTTCAGGTCAAACATTTACTCATAGTCTTTATGTAAAATATAATAATGCTCAATGGCTAACCCTTGAAATTTGGACAGGTAGTGCTCAAAATGGTATTCGTCTTTGGGTAGATGTTCAAAATGGTGTATTAGGAACAGGTGATGCTACATTGGGTACTTATGTGTCAAAATCAATATCTAACGTAGGTAATGGTTGGTATCGTGTTTCATTAACAGGTATTATGCCTACAGGTCAAAGTGTTTATTTAGGTTGTAGACACGTTGATGGAGACGGCGCATATAATTTTACTGCCGTGAATGGAAAGGCAACTTACATTTGGGGTGCTCAAAGTGAAGTAGGAACGTTAACAGATTATCAACCAATAGCAACATCACAACAGGCGTATATAGCTTCTCAGTTTAAGTATAATCTTAAGGACCCTCGTGATTCAGATGCTGCATATAGATTAGTATTTAATGGTGGGTGGACACATTCAAGTAACGGAGCTACTCCTAATGGAACTAATGGATGGGCAGATACTAAATTTAATCCATCTGTATCAGGTCAATTAAATTCTGCTCATATTAGTTATTATTCAAGAACAAACAATATAGTAGACCAACAAATTGAAATAGGTGCAAATGCTCCCGCACATTTTTTATGCTACAGGTTCACATCAGGTGTAGCTTATCACGGAATTAATTCATCAGATACACCTACATCTGTTCCATTTGCTCCATCTACAGGATTATTGTTAGGAAGTAGAATTAACTCTGCAACGGGAAAATTTTACACAAATGGAAGTCTTGCTTTAACAGATAATAAAGTGTCTACAAGTAGACCGAATTTTAATATAAGTATAGGTGCATTAAATAACAATGGGACTAATACTTTTTTTACAAATAAACAAACAGCCTTTGCTTCAATAGGTGATGGATTAACAGATACTGAAGCACAAAACCTTTACACACGAGTACAAGCATTCCAAACAGCATTATCAAGAAACGTATGAAATTAGCAGATATAACAACAGAGGACGTAACTACATTAGTAGGTTTATTAACAGAGGTACAAAAAAACGAATTAGCAGGACAACCTTACTCTGCTGACTCTTATTTTAACCCTATTCAGGACATTGATGACAATTGGATTATCTCTACACAAGAGATGATTTATTGTACAAACGAGGAGTTTATGTGGGTTAAAGATTTAGAGCTTATTGAATATAAACCTAAACCAAGTCCACTAATATGATAGGCAAGTTTACAAATCAAGGGACATTATCAGTATCCGGGACGATCATTCATACGGCCCCTGATAACAACGTCTCAGAGATTCGTTTACTTCGATTCAACAATCCGGCAGCCTATACATTAACATTAAAGAAGTATACGTCAGGCGTTCCGACGCAAGTATACTCGGTCAATCTATCGGCCGGTGATACAATCACTGATTCTTTCCAATATTTTTTAAACGAGGGCGATTACATACAAGCCACATCAAGCGTTACAGGTACTACATTTATAGCTGAGGGTGAAGATATGCCTAATATAAATGTGGTGAGATGCAGGTAGTTGACGTAAATGGAAACATGTTCGGCTATGACTTTTTAGAGGTCATAGGCATCAATGGTAGGCCAAAGACTATTGGTGGTGGTGGAGGTGTTACATCAGTTACAGCAACAGCACCAGTTTTATCTACGGGTGGAACCACGCCAGACATATCAATGGATCCGGCAGATACAGGACACGACGGGTATTTGACTTCAACCGATTGGAATACATTTAACGATAAGCAGGACGCAATAACATTAACAACTACAGGTACAAGTGGTCCTGCTACATTGGTAGGGTCAACATTAAATGTTCCTCAGTATGGAGGCGGTTCTTCTATAATTAAACTATTAGCTCAAACATTAACTGCTGCAAGTTGGACGTTATCAGGTTCATATTACATATACACATTCTCTAATGTGAATATTACAGTTAACACTAGAGTTGATTTTACACCTGACAATGCAAGTTATAGTGAAGTAACTACATGTGGTATGTTGCCTGAGGTAGATGTATTTGCCGGATCATGTAGATTTTATTCTTTATTTCCACCACAAAGTAATATAACCGGTGAAATTACAATATTCCCAACAGTATAACCATGGCATTTAATCTACCAGTACAGAATTATTTTAGAAGAATTCAAGGACCTGCTACATGGGTAAGGCCTGCTGATTGGCCAGTGATTACAGATGTGGCTAATGAAGTACAATTCTTAATGTCAGATCTAGGAGATTCAAACTGTTCATTGAGAGCGAACTTTTCAAGAACATCAGGATCCCAAGATATGGTTATTGATTGGGGGGATGGAACAACAACAACAATTAGTTCTACCTTAGGTACCGTTACTAATAAAACATATACACCAGGTACAGGAACACCTTGCTCACTTGGGTATACTACATTTAAAATTAGAGTATATTTTACAGGAACAGGTGTATCTGTTATAACTCAATGTCAAATTACTGCTGTCTATATTTCAGGTAATACATTTAGTACACAAAATTGTGCAGTACTAGAAGCTTATTATGGAGATGGCACAGTTCCATCAAGCATACCAACATTTTATGCATCAGGAGGAGCTTCAGCATCTCCTAGTTATTATAATAATCTTACATATGTAAAACTCCCAGCAACTGTTACTTGGAGTAATATATCAAATATGTTTGCTGGCTGTACAGCTGTAAGAAAAATAGTAATGCCTACGTCAGCTTCAGCATTAACTAATATATCAAATACCTTTTTTAACTGTTATCTATTAGATGAATTAACGTTACCATCTAATGCAACACAAATAAGTACATTTAGTACTTCATTTCAAAACTGTTGGTATATACAAAAAATAACATTGCCTACTTCATTAAATCAAGTCAGTACTTTTCTTAATGCTTTTAATGCAAATTTTAACCTTAGAAATATTACATTTCCATCTATAAATAATGCTACATCTTTTGGTACTGCATTTGGAAACTGTTATAGCTTAGAATGGGTTAAATTTACTAGCATGCCTACCGTAGCATTATCTGCTACATTTGCTAGTGCATTTTTAAATTGTCAGAATTTGCAAAATGTATATTTTCCTGCTACTGGTTCTTCAGCTCCTACTTGGGATTTTTCACAATGTTTTTCAAATTGTCGACAATTAAAAAGTGTTGTATTTCCTTCAGGTATAAATGTATCAGCATTTACTTCTACATTTGCAAGTAGTAGTAGTTTAGTGTCTTGTGTGCTTCCAACAAATGTTCCATCCTGTACTACATTTGCAAATTTATTTCAAGATTGTTTTGCATTAACTAATGTTACTTTGCCTTTAACTGCAGCATCAGTAGTAAGTTTATCAAATTCATTTTTAAATTGTTATAAGTTAGAAAAAATAACCATACCTTCAACTTTAAATATAGGGAGTTTATCTCAGACATTTAGTGGTTGTGCATCATTAAAAACAGTTAATTGGACTCCAGGAGCACAAAATTCTATGACAAGTCTTGTTAGTGCATTTGCTAGTTGCCGTAATTTAGAGTCCATAACATTACCAACTAGTATGAATTCTTGTTCTAATTTAGGAAGTACTTTTAGTGATTGTACTATGCTGAAAAGTGTTACATTTCCAGCATCTTTAAATGTTTGTATTTCAATAAGTTCGCTATTCAATCGTTGTAGTAGTTTAACTTCAGTTACCATGCCTACATCTATGAATGCTTGTAATAGCTTTACACAAGCATTTCAAGGATGTAGATCATTAACCTCTATTACATTACCTAATACTGTATCTACAGCAACAACTAGCTTTAGTTCAACATTTAATGATTGTGGTTCTTTAAAGACTGTAGTACTTCCTGGATCAGCTCAATTAATCAATGTAAATTCAATAGATGGTATGTTTAGTGGTTGTTCTAATTTAGTTACAATAACAAACTTTGATAAAATTGGATCATTAGGAGCTACACCTTTAATTGGTGGTAGTAATAATAACCTTGCTAGACTTACATCTATTTCATTTGTAGGTCCATACTCTACACTTTGGCTTAATGGAGCACCAATAAGTACAGGTAAAGCAGATGTTCAATCAGTAAGATTATTAAACACATCAGCAGGACAATGGACAGGAGGTTCTCCTCAAATCAACGTATCATATACAAATATGTCTACTGCTAATATAGTGCAGTTATTTAATGATATGGCAGCACAAGGTAATGTTGTAAGTAAGACAATAAACATTACAGGAGCAACAGGAGCAGCAGGATTAACAGCAGCAGATAGATTAATAGTAACGTCTAAAGGTTGGACAATAACAGGATAATCATGGAAGACGGATTTTACAAATTTGAAGATGGTAATTGGCAGTATGCACCTAACTTTGTGTATGGGCCAGGTTATGAATTACTTAGAGAAAATAAAGACACTTACTCTTATCCGGTAGAAGGATGGAGTTGGTATGATAATTCACCTATAAACGAAACAAATGAAACACTTATTGATAGTACTGATAGTACTGACGGCATGTAGTCCGACAAAGAGATTTACTCGTCTAGTTGAGAAGTATCCTTATTTGTTAACTCAGGATACTATTACTATACATGACACCATCACCTTGTACGTTCCTGAGGTCCATACAGACACTGTGGTGACATTAAAGCAACTTACTGACACCATTACTATCACTAACGAGAGAGTAACGGTAAAAGCATGGTATGTTCCAAAAGAAAAAAAGGTATATATCAAGGGTAAATGTGATCCAGTGTACATCACTAAAATCGTAGAAAGAAAGATACCTGTTAAGTATTATGAGAAGTATCCTTTTTGGAAGAAGCTAGTAAATAATATTTTAGCTTTTTTAATTATCTTTGTTATTATCTATACAGGGTATAGAGTAGTTAAAATTTCGATATGAAAACCAACACAATAATCGTTTTGTCAAGCTTTATTACGCTATTTGCGCCAATCGGACCATTGGTCACAATTGCATTAATTTCTATCGGCTTTGACTTCGGTTTTGGTATTTGGAGATCTATAAAATCTAGACGCAAGGCAGGATCAACTGCTAAGATAGGAGATATTATCACTAGTCAAAAGATGTTGGCGACTGGGATTAAATGTTTGATTTATGCAGCAGCTATTGCATTCTTCTACTTGGTAGAGAAGTATATTGCAGGTGACATCATATCTCACTTTATATCGATCAATCTTTTACTTACCAAAGCAATCGCATTGTTCTTTGTATTCATTGAAGTAAAGAGCATGAACGAGAGCTATAAAGATATTACCGGGAAAGACATACTAAAATCTTTTAGAGACTTTATAACCGGACTTAAAAGCGAAAGCGATAAATGGCGATAATATGAAACTACCATCTAACATCAAGCAAGTCCCTATGAAGGACTCTCAGTACATTAAGACTGAGACAAAGAAGAGTATGATCGTATTACACCACACCGCTGGAAACAGCTCAGGTGTAGGTACAATTAAGATGTGGGACAATGACGATAGAGGTCGTATTGCTACATGTGTTGTTATCTCAGGTAAAGGCCAATCAAAAGATACATTTGACGGAGAGATCTGTCAGGCATTTAGTTCAAAGTATTGGGGATATCACTTAGGTCTTAAGCAAGACATCTTCAGAGCGAAGGGTGTTCCTTACAAATCAATTGACCCAATGTGTGTGGCTGTTGAGATATGCAACTGGGGGCCATTGACTAAGAAGGGTGACAAGTTTTACAATTATGTGAGCAGAGAAGTTCCTATTGATCAAGTATGCGAACTAGACAAGCCGTATAAAGGACGTAAGTACTACCATGCATACACAGACGCTCAGATTGAATCTCTGCGCCAACTGATGTTATACTGGGGAGAACTATATAAGATTGATCTGACGTATCGAGAAGAAGATATGTGGGACATTTCAGTAAGAGGATTGAAAGGGGAGAACGGTGTATATAGCCATAACTCATTCCGCAAGGATAAGTCTGACATCTATCCTTGTCCAAGAATGATTGCTATGCTTAAGGGTCTTTAATTATTTTTTAGTAAATTTGTGATATGAAAGTAAATAATTATAACGTAGTAGCGCCAAATGTTAATTGTACCGTATTCGGTACAGATGAGAATGGTGCTCAAAAGAATTTTAATGTACAAGCTTTATTGGCATTGAATGCTACACCTCAGGTTGTCGCTACAGACTTATTGACTTCTTTCACTATCTTAAAGACTAACACATACTTCACAGGAACAGCAGGAGCATCATTTGCGATTACTCTTCCGGCATCTAACTCAAACTTAGACGGAGCAAAGTATGTCGTAATGGCAACAGCTACCCGTGCAACAACAACATGGATATCATCAGGCGCTACAATTGTAGGCGCTCCATCAACTTTAACAGCAAACACGCCAGTGTGTTTCCAATATAACCACGCCAACGCAACTTGGTACATATCTTTATAAATTATGGCAACAGTTCCATTAGATCAAAAGTTTCATACAATAGCAGCAAACGTTGCTACTAAAGAGCGCGGATCAGCGTTAGTTAACTCTCAGAAGGAGATCTTTACTATGCAGGATGTGGTTAATACAATTAATCCTTATAAAGTATATAGTGCATTAATGAATCAGGATGGAACTAGTAATCCTACTCAGCAAGTTATTTCTAATACAATTTCACCTAGCTTTAGTATTTCATTTACTAGAAGTTCAGCAGGAGAATATACAGCTAATTTAGGCCCAACAGCCTCATGTCCATTAATAATTGGAAAAACTATTATACTTTGTAATGCTCAAGGATTTTTTTCAGGTGGTCCTTATATATATGCAGTTCCTGTTTTTATTTTAAATACAGGTGGTCTTGATACATATTTATATTGCAAATTTTATGCAGTAGATTCTTCAGGAAATCAAACTCTTTTAGATATTACAGGCGACCCTCTTTATTTTGAAATCAGAGTATACGAATAAAATTAGTACCTTTACACCAAATCAAATCAAATGGAAAAGAAAATCAAACAAGAACAGTTAGATCGATTGATCGATGCTAACAGAAAATTCAGAGACCTTAAGTTCAACATTGCAGACATCGAGATTAATTTCGAGCGTTTGAAAGTTCAGAAGGCTCAGTCAATGGCGAACATTGAAATCGCTGCTCACGACCTATCTTCCGTTCAGGAGGAAATCTACAACGAGTATGGTGACGTACAAGTAAACCTTCAAACAGGTGAATTTAATTAGAAAGATATCAGTTGGTCCTGACTACATGAAGTGCATGCACTACGTTGTAGGACAACGCGTTCTCCGAGACGAGTATGAGATCGAGTCTATTATCAAGAATGATGATGGATCTATTTCTATTTGGATCATGCAGGATGGTGCGATTGTTTGTTGGAAAAACTTCTCGGCCAATATGCCAATCTCAACAGAGTACAAAATAGATTTCTAATGAAAGCTCCCTACTGCTTCATCATAAAGCCGGTTGGCTTGAGGCGGTACGACAACATAAGACAATTCGGAGATTCCGAGTTTATTATTAGTACCTCTCAGGAAGACCACCGCGTATCCAATAGATTCGCTGAGGTTATATCCGTGCCTATATATTACGATGGTCCAATCCAACCTGGTGACACTGTGTGTGTTCACCATAACGTGTTTAAGTTCTACTACGATATGAAAGGTAGACAAAAGAGCAGTTGGCATCACTTATCAGAAGACCTATTTATTGCTGAGCCTGATCAGATATACCTATTCAAAAGAGGTGAAGAGTGGCAGGCACCTGAGCCATTTGTGTTTGTTAGGCCAATCGAATCGGAAGATCGGATGTTCAATGAGACCGGTGGCCTAGAGCAATTATGGGGGGAGTTGGTATATAAGAACGACAAGTTAGAAGAGGTTGAGAAGGGTGACATAGTATCATACATGCCTGACTGCGAGTACGAGTTTAAGATTGACGATGAGATTCTTTACCGAATGTATAACCGGAACATATGTCTAAAAAAATAGAGATTGTAGAAGCAGCTAAGCAAGCGATTGATGAGCTGATCAAAGTATTAAAGTCTCCTATCATCACACATGCTGAGGACGATATATCGGCTGATAAGATGAAGAACGCTGCATCAGCTAAACGTTTGGCATTTGAGGATGCTATGTATATGCTCACAAAGATTGAGGAGGAGGAGACTAAGAGAGATCAACCAGCTGAAGTAACGGCAGGAAAAGGTGGATGGGCTGAGGGAAGAGCGAAGATAAGAAATGGAAAATAAGCTATATTCCATATTAAACAACTATGTGCAGCGTCAAGCTGTAGTAGCTAAGAACAAGAATAAGTCTTGGAACTACGGCTATCACCCTGAGTATGACCTAGTAGTTATATCAAAAGATGGAACGATTGGTGATGTATACGAGATTAATGGCCTGAGGATTGCTATTCCTGCTACACCAAAAGAATTAGAGAATACCAACAATAGATGGGTTGCTCAAGAGTATCCTGCTGAGCTTCAGAAAATCAAGTCAATATTTGATTGGAACAGAAAGGACAACCTATTCAAATCAAAGTATGTCGATAGTATAGAGAAAGAGTTTGACCGTCGCGAGCATGGACATTGGTTCATGAACAACGGCAAGCCAACCTATCTGACCGGAACGCACTATATGTACTTGCAGTGGACTAAGATTGACGTCGGTCTACCTGACTTCCGTGAGTCCAACCGGATATTCTATATTTATTGGGAGGCATGTAAAGCTGACAACCGATCGTTTGGTATATGTTACCTAAAGAACCGTCGTTCAGGTTTCTCATTTATGTCCTCATCTGAGACATCAAACCAAGGTACAATTGTCCGTGACTCTCGTCTTGGAATCCTATCTAAAACAGGATCGGATGCTAAGAAAATGTTTACCGATAAGGTTGTGCCTATTGTAAGAAATTATCCCTTCTTTTTCAAGCCGATCCAGGATGGTATGGATAACCCGAAGACGGAGTTAGCCTTCCGGGTTCCTGCGAGTAAGATCACTCGTAAGAATATGGATGAGGAGCGCGAGGATGATATAGAGGGATTGGATACTACCATTGACTGGAAGAACACAGCTGACAACAGTTATGATGGTGAGAAGTTATTACTACTTGTACATGACGAGAGCGGTAAATGGGAGAAGCCTGAGAACATTCTCAATAACTGGCGAGTAACCAAGACGTGTCTCCGATTGGGGTCTAGGATCATTGGTAAGTGTATGATGGGATCAACATCGAATGCATTATCGAAAGGTGGTGAGAACTTCAAGAAACTATTTAATGATAGCGACCCTAGACAACGATCTGCCAATGGTCAGACTAAGTCAGGACTATACGCGTTGTTTATTCCTATGGAGTGGAACTACGAGGGTTATATCGATGAGTTTGGTTGGCCTGTATTCGAGGACCCAAAGAAACCTGTGGTTGGTGTAGATGGAGAGATGATTAGCAATGGCGTTATTACCTATTGGAATAATGAGGTTGCTGCATTAAAGTCTGACTCAGATGCACTCAATGAGTTCTATCGTCAGTTCCCACGCACAGAGTCACACGCGTTTAGAGATGAGTCCAAGCAGTCGTTATTTAACTTGACAAAGATATACCAGCAGATTGACTACAATGATTCGATGATTAAGGATCGCGTCATTACTAGGGGGTATTTTCACTGGAAGAACGGGGTCAAAGACAGTGAGGTTATTTGGACACCTGATCAGAAGGGTAGGTTCTATGTGTCATGGATTCCGGAGCAGGGACTTAGAAACCGAATAGTGTATAAGAACGGGCGTAAGTTTCCGGCAAACGAGCATATCGGGGCGTTTGGATGTGACCCCTATGACATCTCAGGAGTAGTAGGTGGTGGTGGATCAAATGGTGCACTGCATGGTTTGACTAAGTTCCACATGGAGAAGGCACCAACGAACGAATTCTTTTTAGAGTATGTGGCTAGACCACAAACAGCAGAGATATTCTTTGAGGAGGTTTTGATGGCTTGTATATTCTACGGAATGCCTATCTTACCGGAGAATAATAAGGCCCGACTATTGTATCACTTTAAGAATAGGGGATACAGGGGTTATGTATTGAATAGACCCGACAAGCAAACGTTTAAGCTGTCTAAGACTGAATTAGAACTTGGTGGAATACCTAACTCATCTGAGGATGTTAAGCAGGCTCACGCAGCAGCTATCGAGTCTTATATCGAGGAGTATGTTGGTTTAGATAACGAGGGAACGTATAGAGAGTCTGACGTTATGGGGTCAATGTATTTTACTAGGACTCTAGAAGATTGGGCTAGATTTGATATCAACAATAGAACAAAACACGATGCCTCCATCAGTTCAGGTTTAGCTATTATGGCTACTCGTAAGTATATGTTTACACCAGAGAAGAAGGAATCAAAAATAAGTATTAAATTTGTAAAATACGATAATCGTGGAAACAGAAGCGAAATAATAAAATAATGGAGAAACCACAAGTTTTAATTTCCCAGCGGCCGTTCCCGAATCAGATGGCTACCGATGAAGAAAAGTCTACTTTCGAGTATGGACTTAAGGTAGCAAAGTCTATTGAGGGGGAGTGGTTTAAAAGAAAAGCAAATTCGTGTAGGTTCTATCATCAGTGGGGGGAATTCCACCGATTGAGGCTATACGCAAGAGGAGAGCAGCCAGTTCAGAAATATAAAGATGAATTGTCTATCAATGGAGATATGTCTATGCTAAACCTAGACTGGTCTCCTATTCCCATTATTCCCAAGTTTGTTGACCTTGTTGTAAACGGTATGTCGGAGCGACCTTATGCTATCAAAGCAGAGGCGCAAGATGTTATGTCAGCTGAGAAGAAGAATATCTTCCAAGACATGATCGAGTCTGACATGGTTGCAAAAGACTTCCTTCAGTTAACTAAGGATGAGTTTGGTGTTGATGCATTTAATGTTGATCCAAACGAACTACCTGAGAACGACGAAGAGTTGTCATTGTACATGCAGTTGAAATACAAACCAAGTATTGAGATTGCAGAAGAGGTAGCTATTGATACATTACTCAAAATGAATGAGTATGAGTATACTAAAAAGCTATATGACTATGACGTTACCACTATCGGTATTGGAGCTGTAAGACACACATTTTTAGTAAACGATGGTGTTAAGGTTGACTACGTTGACCCGGCTAACATGATCTACAGTTATACTGAGAAGAATGACTTCTCTGACTGTTATTACTTTGGTGAGGTTAAGATGGTTCACTATACTGAGTTACTTAAAATTGATCCTACACTTACACCTGAGCAACTTCAAGAAATCAGAAATGCTAGTTCTGCATGGTACGATTACTTCCCTATTGTTAGAAACTATCAAGACGACTCATTCTTAAATGAGGTCGTTACATTGCTATATTTTAACTACAAGACTGACAAACGTTTTGTATGGAAGAAAAAAATACTTGAGAATGGTGGAGAGAGAGTTATCCGTAAGGATGAGTCATTCAATCCAATCATCGAAGATGGTATGATGTACGAAAGAGTAGAAGCCGTTCGTGACGTTTGGTATGACGGTATCTTAGTTGGTGGATCAAATATTCTTGTTAAGTGGGAGCTTATGAAGAATATGGTTCGCCCTAAGTCTGCATCTCAAAAAGCTCTTCCAAACTATGTGGTGCATGCGCCAAGAATGTACAAAGGAAACATCGAGTCTTTGGTTCGACGTATGATTCCATTTGCTGATCAGATCCAATTGACACACCTTAAACTACAGCAAGTTATGGCTCGCGTAGTTCCTGACGGGGTGTTCATTGATGCTGATGGTATTAATGAGGTTGACTTAGGTACCGGTGCAGCATACAATCCTGAGGATGCGTTGAAACTATACTTCCAAACAGGTAGTGTTATTGGACGTAGCTACACTCAAGAGGGTGAGTTTAACAATGCTCGTATTCCAATCCAAGAGTTAAACACAAACAGTGGACAAGGTAAGATGGCTGCTTTAATCGGCAACTACAACCATTACTTAAATATGATCCGCGATGTGACCGGTATCAATGAGGCTAGAGATGCATCTACTCCTCATCCTGATGCATTGGTTGGTGTTCAAAAGTTAGCTGCATTGAATTCAAACACTGCAACTAGACACATCCTTGAATCTGGTCTATATACAACTAAACGATTGGCAGACTGTTTATCAGTTCGTATTGCTGACGTTTTAGAGTACTCTGACTTTGCTGAGGAATTTGCTATGCAGATTGGTAAGTACAATGTCGCTATCTTAAATGACATTAAAGAACTTTATCTACATGACTTTGGTATCTTTATTGACCTTGCTCCGGACGAAGAGCAGAAAGCTCAACTTGAGGCAAACATTCAGATATCATTACAACAACAAACAATTGACCTAGAGGATGCTATTGACATTCGAATGATCAATAACATTAAGTTGGCTAATGAGATGCTTAAGGTTAAACGTAAGCGTCGTATGGAACAACAGCAGAAACAAAAAGAGATGGAGTTCCAAATGCAAATGCAGTCGAACATCCAATCTCAGCAAGCTGCCTCTGAACAAAAAGCTCAACTTATTCAATTGGAAGCTCAGTCTAAAATGCAACTTAAACAAGCTGAAACTGAGTATAGAATTAGAGAGATGCAAGCTGAGGTTGAACTTAAACGTCAGTTAATGGATGTTGAGTTCCAATACAACATGCAATTAAAAGGCATGGAAGGTGAAGTTATTAAGGAGCGAGACATGGAGAAAGAGAAAGCAAAAGACAAACGAGTTGACTTGCAGGCTACTAGACAATCAGACCTAATAAACCAAAGACAAAACAATCTACCTCCTAAGAATTTTGAGAGTACAGAGGATAGTCTTGATGGGTTTGACTTAGAGTCTTTTGGGCCAAAATAGACATAAGTAAATAATACTTAACTTTGTAACAATTAAATCTAATTATAATGAGTGAATTTACAGTAAGAGCAGTTGATTTTGAAGAGAAATCAATAGCTGAAAAAGAAACAGAGTTATTAAAGGCGCATGAAGAGCAAGCAGAGGAAACTCCAACGATTGATCTTTCAAATGTTGAAGCGCCAACAAATACACCTATAGAAACACCTCCGGTAAACGAACCGGTTGAATTAGACGAATCTAGTGTTGTCTCTTACTTAGGTAAGAGATGGAATAGAGAGATTACTTCTTTAGATGAGTTAACTGAACAACGTTCGGCTAATGAAGATCTACCGGAAGACGTTTCTGCATTCCTAAAATACAAGAAAGAAACTGGGCGTGGTATTGAAGATTTTATTCAATTGAATAGAGACTACAACACTATGGATCAGGATACTTTGCTTCTTGAATATAATCGAGAACAAAACAAAGGTCTAGACTTAGAAGACGTTAAGTTTGAGTTAGAGACAAAGTTTGGTTACGATGAAGATTTTGATGACGAAAAGGAAATCAAGAAAAAACAAGTAGCAAAGAAGAAAGAGCTTGCTAAAGCTAAGGAGTATTTTAATCAACTTAAGGATCAGTACAAGGTTCCGCTTGAGTCAAGGGAAGCCTTTGTTCCACAAGAAGAGAGAGATGCATACGAAGCTTACAAGAAACAAATAGAGTCTGGAGCTGAAGCCCAGGAAGACCAAGCAAAGAAGTCGAAGTATTTTGCTGACAAAACAAATGAGTTATTCTCTGATAAATTCGAAGGTTTCGGATTCAACATTGATGAGGGTAAGAAAGTTGTTTACACGCCAACAGATGCTAAAACTTTGATTCAAGAACAATCTAACTTGTCGAACTTTGTAAATAAGTTCTTAAATGAAGAAGGTTACTTGAAAGATGCGGAAAGCTTCCATCGTGCAATTGCTGTGGCCTCAAACCCTGAGAAATTTGCTAAGTTCTTCTATGAGAAGGGTAAAGCAGAGGCGGTTGATGGGATTGCTAAAGAATCAAAGAATATTGACATGGTTAGACAAGCACCCCAAATAACTAACAAAGCTGAGGGTCTACAGGTTAGAGCATCTGAACCAAGTGGGTTTGGTAACAGATTAGTTATTAAAAGTAAAAATAAAAACTAGAAAAAATGGCTGGTACATTAAACGCTGGTGGAGTAAGTTTAACTCCATCTTCACAAAAAGTTGCTATTCCTGATAACTACATCACGAATTTCAACTTCTTAAATCAATTTCTTCCTGACACTTACGAGCAGGAATTCGAACGTTATGGTAACCGTTCAATCGCATCTTTCTTGCGTATGGTTGGTGCTGAGCTTCCTACAAACTCTGACTTAATCAAATGGGCAGAGCAAGGTCGTCTTCACACTAAGTATACTGCTGTTGTTCCTAATAGTGCAGCTGCTTCTGATACTGCATTATTTACAATCCCTGGATCTGCTGTTTGTGTATTCCGTAAAAATCAAACTGTATTTTTATCATCAGAATCAGTTTCTGCAAACTCTGCAAAAGCTGTTATTTCTGGTGTTGGTACTGCTGATGGTTTAGCTTCTAACTCTCAATTCCAAGTTAAATTTTACAATGCTTCAGGTTCTCCGTTTACAATTACGACTGAAACTGTTACTGCATTTGTTTATGGATCTGAGTTTAAAAAAGGAACAAATGGAATGGAAGGGTCTTTAGAGGCTCAAGACACATTCTATGATGTTAAACCAATCATCATCAAAGATAAATACACTGTATCAGGATCTGATATGGCACAAATCGGATGGGTTGAGGTAACAACTGAGAACGGAGCTACAGGATACCTTTGGTACATGAAATCTGAGCATGAAACTCGTCTACGTTATGAGGATTACTTAGAGATGTCAATGGTTGAAGGTGTTCCTGCTGAAGCATCATCTGATGCATTATCTTACTTGTCTCCATCTACTGCTCAAGATTTTGCAGGAAATGTTGGCTCAACTGCTGCTGGTACTAAAGGTTTATTCTACGAGATTGAAAACCGTGGTAACGTTTGGTCTGGTGGTATTCCATCCGCATTGTCTGACTTCGATACAATCGTACAACGTTTAGACAAACAAGGAGCTATCGCTGAGAACACATTGTTCATCAACCGTCAGTTCTCTTTCGATATCGACGATATGTTGGCTGCACAAAACTCTTACGGAGCAGGTGGTACGTCTTACGGATTGTTTGATAACGACGAGCAAATGGCATTGAACTTAGGTTTCACTAGCTTCCGTCGTGGATATGACTTCTACAAAACAGACTGGAAATACTTGAATGATGCTACACTTCGTGGTGGTATTCTTGGTGGAGCTGTAAATGGTGTTTTAGTTCCTGCTGGAACAATGAACGTTTATGACCAAGTTCTTGGTAAAAACGCGAAACGTCCATTCTTACACGTTCGTTACCGTGCTTCTGAAGCTGAGAACCGTCGTTACAAAACATGGATGACTGGATCTGCTGGAGGTGCACAAACAAGTGACCTAGATGCAATGGAGGTTAACTTCTTGTCAGAGCGTGCGCTTTGTACATTAGGAGCTAACAACTTCTTCATCTTCAAATAAGAACAAATCAGAGAGGGGCAGCAGTGTCCCTCTCTATTTTTTATTGTAAATTAAATTATATCAAATGAAAAGAGTAAAACTAGATTCGAAAGATCGCACCTATCTTTTAAAAGGTGATTCAGCCCCATTAACTTATTTTATCTTATCTCGCGATACAAAGCGAAAAAGATTACTTTACTTCGATGAAGAAGAAGGTGTAAATCTTACATTAAGATATGCTAGAAATCAAAAAAGTCCATTCGAACACGAGCAAGATGCAAATGCAATCTTAGAGCCAATCGTATTTGAAGATGGTGTTTTAATTGTGCCAAAAACAAATCCTGTTCTTCAGGAGTTTTTACATTACCATCCAGGTAATGGAACTGAGTTTTATGAATTTGACTCAGAAAGAGATGCTCAACAAGATGTTGAATACTTGGTTTCTGAAATAGATGCGTTAATTGCAGTTCGTGACTTAACTCAAAATGATTTTGGCAAATTAGAAGCTATTGCCAGATTAGTGTTAAACGGAAATGTTGATACAATGAGCTCAGCTGAGGTTAAGCGTGACATGATGTTATTTGCTAAACGTTATCCTCAAGACTTCATGGAAGCATTAGATGATCCATCATTATCAATTAATAACATTGCATTCAAAGCAATCTCTGAAGGATATCTTACATTTAGAAATGGCAAGGATATCTATTACAATTTGAAAGACAATAAGAAACGTTTATTGACTGTTCCGTTTGGAGAAGATCATTTATATGTGTTATCTTCTTATTTACAGTCTAATGAAGGTTTAGAGTTGTACAAATTCTTAGAAGAAAAGATTTCTAATATTTAGTATATTTGTACTTTATAAACCCATTAATTTTTTAGACATGGAAAAGTTTTTAAGTATCCCCGTAACAAATGAGCAGAGTCAATTATTGTCTGCAACAGGTATCGTATTAATTGAGCAAGAGTCAACAACAACTGTTCACGTTCACTACAAAGCTAGTACAGCAACTGACGTTGTAACAATTACTCACGCAACAGCACCTGCAGGAAATGAGACAATGCGCGATGCAATTCAAAATGCTGTAATTGGCGCATTACAAACGCCATGGACAGCAGTAGCGTATGAAGTTACCAATTTACCATTTGCTGTATCTGGTATCACTGTCGCTTAATATTAGCAACCTACTACTGAGAAGGCACTTTTTAATCGAAGTGCCTTTTTTTATTTATCTTTGTAAAAAGCAGACACATGATTAATGATGTTCGAAATATCGTTTTATCCATACTAAACAAAGAGAATAGAGGCTATGTTACTCCCATGGAGTTTAACCTATATGCCAAGCAAGCTCAGTTAGATATCTTCGAGAACTACACGTTCTTGTACAGTAATGCAATCAACAAGCAAAACGCTCGAATGCATGGTGAAGGTTATTCAGACATCCCTAAGAACATTGGTGAGGTTATTGATTCTTTTTCTGAAAACGCAGTATTGAATTATAACTCTCCTTATTTTACACCACCTTCAGATTACTATTTTCTAGAAAAGTTGCTTTATAATAATAGCAAGGAGATAGAGAAGGTTAGTCATAGAAAGATAAATTACTTATTGAACTCTAACCTAACTGCACCTACTGTATCTTATCCTGTTTATACATTGGCTAATGATGGTATTATAGTTTATCCAACTGCAATTACTAGTAATGTAACAACTCAGTATGTAAGATACCCTAAGGATCCAAACTGGACATATTCATCAATTAACACTGGTGATCCTGTATTTAATCCATCTGCGGCAGGTTATCAAGACTTTGAGCTACCAAACAGCGACTTTGCTAACTTGGTTGTAAAAATTCTATACTACGCTGGTGTTCAGATTAGAGAAGAGCAAGTAGCTCAGGCTGCAAAAGGAGAAGAGGTTCAAGACGCACAACAAAAACAATAATAGATGGCTTACATTAGCAATTATCAGTACTATACAAATAATGGAGTTATTCCCGAAGATGCTAATTGGGGGTCATATCAGTATGTGAGCCTAGCTGACATGATAAACAACTTCATACTAATGTATGTTGGGAACGATAAGTTGGTCAACAATGTAGATAGATATACAATCTTGTTTCATGCTAAGAGAGCAATCCAAGAGTTAAACTACGACGCATTAAAAAATATTAAAGTGCTTGAGTTCGAGATGGGAGACAACTTGAAGTTAGTTATGCCTCCGGACTATATCAACTATGTAAGGATATCAATGCTTCGTCAAGGTGTTCTATTGCAACTATCTGAGAACAGATCAGTTATGGATGCAACTGCATACTTGCAGGACAATCATGGCGACATCGTATTCGACTCAAATGGTAATGTGGTGGTAGGTCAATCAAAACTTGACATCTTAAACCAAGAGCAACACTTATACACTGGTACTGGTCCATACAACGGATCATACGGATGGAACTACGATGGCAATTGGTATTTTGGATACAACATAGGTGG